TTAATAAAACTCTATACCCGTAATCTTCAATGAGTTCTGGCGCTTCCCTTTAATTCCTTTTACATATTCAAAATGAATGTTTTTGATTGCCATCTTTATGAATTCAGTTTTTAACTCATCTTCCATTAATTCCCAGCCGTTTAGCAATGAATACTTGAAATTTTTAATCTTCTCATAGTTAAAAGTCTTACCCTTATCATTATCCTTGCGCTTTTCATACTCATGTATTTCTTTGTCAATACGACTTATTATTGGAAAAGCTTCATCCTTATCCATCATACCTTCTATAAAAAGTGTTTGACATCTAGCGCGTTCTTTTCGCAACTTTTCAATATCGATGCCGACATCTTCTATTTCTTTAGGTTGGTTTTCGATTTTATATGATGTTAAATCAAATTGTTTTAGATAATTGTAAAATTGTTTTAAAACCTCGCCTTCGTCGATGTTACATGCATTTTTATTTTTAGTATTTTTGCAGTTAGAACAAAAGTATAGTTTAGAATACCAAACTTCTTTATTTTTAGGCGTATGCTTGACTGTGTTTAAAGTCAATTTCTGGTTACAGTTTGGACATAATAGTTTACTTCTGAAAATAGCGTTATGTTTTACGATTGTAGAGTTAGTTTTTTCACTTATCCTTAATTTTATTTCTTCGTATTCTTCTTCACTTATAATAGCTTCGTGGGTGTTTTCGACGAATATGTCACCGAAAACAAGATGACCTCTAGCTACCGGACTCGTTAGAGCATTGCCTATAACTGATCTGTGCCAGTTTTTACCTAAGGGTGCTTTGTATTTAGAGTTGTTCAATTTTATAGTTATTTCTCTTAAACTAGTACCTTTTTTCGCTTCTTCTACTGCAAATCGTAATACTTTTTTATATTCATTAGGCACAAATTTATCGTTTACTCTGTCGTAATAGAAAGGAGGGACAGTTTTAGCTAACCCTTTTCTAGCTGATGCGCGTCGACCCATTGCAGTACGCTCTTGAATTGTAGTACGCTCCCACTCTGCCATAGCACCTACTAATGTTACGAACAAACGTCCCATAGCAGAAGTTGTGTCATATACTTCTGTTGCGCTCCTAAACAACACGTTTTTATTCTCAAACAATTCTAGTATCTCTAGTAAGTCTTTAACACTTCGAGTTAATCGATCTAGTTTATAGACTAAAACCAAATCAAAATTATCTATTTCATTCAACATTTCTTGTAAAGCGGGTCTGTCTTTTTTAGCTCCGGAGTATCCAGCGTCAGTATATACTTTATGAATTTTCCAGTCGTTTATGTCGCTGTAAGCTCTTAATTTTCTTTCTTGTTCTTCGATAGAGTGTCCTTTTTCTTTTTGTTCAAGTGTACTCACTCTAGTATAAATTGCTACTTTCATGTGCTCCCTCCTCAAAATTGGCAAAAAATAATAAGGGTAGGCGGGCTACCCGTGAAAATTGTATAAAAAAAGAGAGAGCGCAGATGCACCCTCTCATGTCGCAAATATTTCAGCGACTTGTCTAATTTGAAGCTTGCCGCAAATATTTCAGCGGCTTGTTTTGTATATATGTAATATACCATCAAAGAGAGTGTAGTTCAAGCGATTTAACTAAGAAATCTAATTTTTATACTATTTTCAATTTTATCTACTGTTTCTTTTGAATATGATATTTCTCCGGCAGGGTCATACCTATTAATTTTCGATATTCTATCCTTGCTGATTGTAGTGATATTTAAAACGTTAGCATAGGTCTTTTTATACTTGAATCGCTCATATCTTTTGCGAACCTTCGAATATTTTTTGAAGTCGTCATTCAGCGATTTGTTTTCATCAAGTAATTTTTGATCGTATGGGTTTTCTGCTTTTGACACCTTTTCAAGATTGTTCATGATTTTTTTAGCTAAATCCTTACCCGTTACGTCCATTTTTTCCAATACTAAAGGTAACAAATCTTCTTCGATATGCACATTGAATTTACTTCTGGAAGATGTAAGTGGAACTACCGTTAATATTGGATTTTTATTTGAATCGTGATTATTAAGTACCATACAAAAATGGTTTCCAGAAAACTCTCTGCCAACATTAACACCTAACTTTACATAAATTATAGTGCCTTTTTTATATCTGGTGTAACTTTTGTTTTCTTTTAACAATCTAACTTCATCCAATAAAAACTCTGAATATTCAAGACACCATGAATTCATATATTTAAATTTGTAAATCTCGCTATTTTGAATCTTTTTAAAATTATTAACTGCTGTTTCTAAAGGTGCGTTCTCTTCCATCCCTCATCCTCCTCACGCCACATAGGCGCTATTAATCAAAAATACGATAGTTATAAATAACTTTGCCTATCACTTCGATTTCATCAATAGAATCTAAATCGTAAGAATTAGTTTTAAATTCATCTGAATAGCTTGCTGGGTCTAAATGTAGTTTTGTTTCAGTACGTCTCACACGCTTAACTGTATATTCACCACCTAGACGTAATACAAGGATGTCATTGCTGTTAAGTTTATGATCACAAGACTTTCTATAATCATGGACAATTATATAAGAACCGTTAGCGAGTATTTTATTCATGCTATCTCCGTTTATTTTTAGTGCTATACATTCGCTAGGTTTACGACCGTTAAAAGCAAATGGTGGAACTTTTAATTTTTCATTATCAATTGCAACTTCCTCGAAATTTCCAGCAGAAACTTTACCGAAATATGGAACCTCGATTTCGCTATCAAATTCTGGTAAAACAATTTCTTCAATTTCTCCTAAGAGATAACCTTTAGAAACATTGAACAAACTTGAAATTTTTTCGACCATACCCATTCTAGGTTCAGTTCTTCCACTTTCCCACATTCTTATAGTACCTTCGGAAACATCTAATTTTTTAGCCATCTCAACTTTAGACAATCTATTGTTCAATCTGATTTCTTTTATGGAATTTTTGAAAGCCATTTTGTTTCCCTTCCTTATATATAATGTTTTTACACTTTTATTATACTATGAAAAATCGTAATTGCAACCCTTAAAATACGATTTAACAAAATAAAAATACGTAATTTTTAAAAATAATTACGAAAAATACTTGCAATCGTATTCTAATTACGATATACTTTGATCAGAACTTAACAAGGAGGTAAAAAAATGAACTACATCAAACATAGTTTGAAATTAGATGAATGGCGAAAACGAAAAGGTTACACCCAGTCATCTTTCGCAGAAAAACTTGGCATTTCACCGTCTACTTATAACATTTGGGAAAACAACCCAGAAATGATTAAACCTAGAGATGCTTTTAGAATTGCTAAGACATTAGATATCTCTATTGATGAGATTATTTTTTTAAAAGATGAATCGTATTTTAAATACGTTTTAGTCGAAGAAAAACAAACATCTTAAAAGGAGGACACTATGGAACAAATAACGTTAACCAAAGAAGAGTTGAAAGAAATTATAGCGAAAGAAGTTAGAAATACTATAAAAGGCGAGAAACCAATCAGCTCAGGTGCAATTTTCAGTAAAGTAAGAATCAATAATGACGATTTAGAAGAAATCAATAAAAAACTCAATTTCGCAAAAGATTTGTCGCTAGGAAGATTGAGGAAGCTCAATCATCCGATTCCGCTAAAAAAGTATCAGCATGGCTTCGAATCAATTCATCAAAAAGCTTATGTACAAGATGTTCATGACCATATTAGAAAATTAACATTATCAATTTTTGGAGTGACACTTAATTCAGACTTGAGTGAAAGTGAATACAACCTAGCAGCAAAAGTTTATCGAGAAATCAAAAACTATTATTTATACATCTATGAAAAGAGAGTTTCAGAATTAACTATCGATGATTTCGAATAAAGGAGGAACAACAAATGGAACAAACAATCAAACAATTTTTAGAATTTAGAAAGCAATTCACACCCGCACAGTGGCACGAAATCAACAGAATTATTGATGGACAATTTAGTAAAAAAGCCGCCGAGCTACAACTCGACGACCAAGATGTTGAGGTTATTAAAAATATTATTACTCAACAAAAGATTATGAAGTAACAATTTGAATAAAGATAGGATGAATTCGGTAATCTTTACCCTTGTAATTAATCATGATGTAGTCCTGTTGATACATTGTATCAGCTTCTAATTTTTGAATTGGAGACCATAATTCAGCGTTTTCTTCCCACCATATTGATGGAGAAGTCATACGAGGTCCCATTTTGCAATTTTCATCATCATGAAGATTAACCCATTCACCTAAAAGACAAGCGTGGACTTGTTCCATACTTATCACCTCCTTAGGTTGATAACAACATTATACACGAAAGGAGCATAAACATTATGCAAGCATTACAAACAAAATCGAACATCGGAGAAATGTTCAACATACAAGAAAAAGAAAATGGAGAAATCGCAATCAGCGGTCGAGAACTTCATCAAGCATTAGAAGTTAAGACTCCATACAAAAAATGGTTTGAAAGAATGAGTGATTACGGATTTGAAGAAAATATCGATTATGTAGTTACGGACATTTTTGTCCATAACCCACTAGGAGGTCGTCAGAATCAAACTGACCACGCACTCACACTAGACACTGCAAAAGAAATCGCAATGATTCAACGTAGTGAACCTGGCAAACGTGCAAGGCAATACTTCATCCAAGTTGAAAAAGCATGGAACAGTCCAGAAATGATTATGCAACGTGCTTTAAAAATTGCTAACAACACAATCAATCAATTAGAAACAAAGATTGAACGTGATAAACCAAAAATTGTATTTGCAGATGCAGTAGCTACTACTAAGACATCAATTTTAGTTGGAGAGTTAGCAAAGATCATTAAACAAAACGGTATAAACATCGGGCAACGCAGATTGTTTGAGTGGTTACGTCAAAACGGATTCCTTATTAAACGCAAGGGTGTGGATTATAACATGCCTACACAGTATTCAATGGAACGTGAGTTATTCGAAATTAAAGAAACATCAATCACACATTCGGACGGTCACACATCAATTAGTAAGACGCCAAAAGTAACAGGTAAAGGACAACAATACTTTGTTAACAAGTTTTTAGGAGAAAAACAAACAACTTAATAGGAGGAATTACAAATGAACGCACTATACAAAACAACCCTCCTCATCACAATGGCAGTTGTGACGTGGAAGGTTGTAAAGATTGAGAAAAACACAAGATTTAAACTTAGAAATTTTGATTATCCAAAAATTAATAATGCTCAGAGCAAATCATTGTTGGATATTGCTAGTCACGATCTAAAAGATATTTAACTGTATTCAAAATTTTCATATCTTGTTGAGCTTTTAAGCTTTCGTATAAAGCTATTGAATAAATAATTTCGTAAGATACGTTTTCAGGAGCATCTTCTTTCAACTTATTTATTCTATCTCTAAAAAAGTCACTGTCACCACCGAATTCTTTTTCGGCTTGATTACTAAGTTCACCAAAGAAATTTTGAAAATCATTAAATTCCATACTTATCACCTCCTTTCACTAGGAGATAACTAAATTATACACGAAAGGAATGGTAGAAGTGCCACCACACATTCAACAAATGTTATACGAAATCCAGTTAAAAGCTGGTATACCTCAAAAATTAATGGAAATGCAAGGTTTGATAAACGATGAAACAACCAAAGAGGAGAAAAAAGAAAATGAGTAACATTTATAAAAGCTACCTAGTAGCAGTACTATGCTTCACAGTCTTAGCAATTGTGCTTATGCCATTGCTGTACTTCACTACAGCATGGTCAATCGCGGGATTCGCAAGTATAGCGACATTCATATTTTATAAGGAATACTTTTATGAAGAATAAAAAAACTGCTACTTGCGCCAACAAGTAACAGTGACAAACGATTAACAAAATTAATTCGTGTTCAATATAAAACGAAAAACGGAGGAAGTCAAGATGTATTACGAAATAGGCGAAATCATACGCAAAAATATTCATGTTAACGGATTCGATTTTAAGCTATTCATTTTAAAAGGTCATATGGGCATATCAATACAAGTTAAAGATATGAACAACGTACCAATTAAACATGCTTATGTCGTAGATGAGAATGACTTAGATATGGCATCAGACTTATTCAACCAAGCAATAGATGAATGGATTGAAGAGAACACAGACGAACAGGACAGACTAATTAACTTAGTCATGAAATGGTAGGAGGTATGAAAAGTGAATGATTTACAAGAGAGAGAATTAGAAACATTCGAACAAGACGACCGATTCAAAGTAACTGATCTAGACAGTGCTAACTGGGTTTTTAAGAAACTGGATGCAATCACAACTAAAGAGAATGAAATCAACGATTTAGCAAATAAAGAAATTGAACGCATAAACGAATGGAAAGATAAAGAAGTAGAAAAATTACAGAGTGGCAAAGAATATTTACAAAGCCTTGTAATTGAATATTACAGAATACAAAAAGAACAAGATAGCAAATTCAAGTTGAATACACCTTACGGAAAAGTGACAGCCAGAAAAGGTTCAAAAGTCATTCAAGTTAGCAATGAGCAAGAAGTCATTAAACAACTTGAGCAACGAGGTTTTGACAACTATGTAAAAGTAACTAAAAAACTTAGCCAATCAGACATTAAGAAAGATTTCAATGTAACTGAAAACGGCACATTGATTGACGCAAACGGCGAAGTTTTAGAGGGTGCTAGCATTGTGGAGAAACCAACGTCATACACGGTAAAGGTGGGAGAATAGATGGCCGAACAACTTAATTTGTACCAAAAAATAGCAGATGTTAAAGCGAATATTGCGGGCTTCACAAAAGATACTAAGGGTTATAACTTCTCGTATGTTTCAGGATCTCAAATATTACACAGAATAAGAGAAAAGATGATTGAACATAATTTATTGTTAGTCCCCAATACGTCAAATGAAAATTGGACGACACATACTTTTAAAAACAAAAAAGGTCAAGAAGTGACAGAATTCATAGTTGAAATGGATTTGAATTATACATGGATTAATGCTGATAAACCAGAAGAACAGTATGAAGTAAGTTATCACGCTTACGGTCAACAAAATGATATTTCACAAGCACATGGCACAGCGTTAACTTATGCTGAACGCTATTTCTTAATGAAGTTCTTTAACATTCCAACTGATGAAGATGACGCAGACGCAAAACAAAAACAAGATAAATATTCAACAGTAAGTCAAGAATTTAAAGACATACTAACTAAAGAAGTTAATGATTTTATAGCCATAGCTAAAGAAAGTGGATTCGCGGAAAAATACCAGGAACAAATTAACAAATTAGAAAAAATGAACGTCGAAGCACTGAATAAAAACCAAATCAATGTAACCAGACAACAGATAAAAAAATGGCTTGGAGGAATTGAACAATGAATACAGTAAATTTAATTGGGAACCTAGTGGCAGATCCAGAGTTAAAAGGTCAAAACAACAACGTAGTTAACTTTGTAATCGCAGTACAGAGACCATTCAAAAACAAACAAACTAACGAATATGAAACAGACTTCATTCGTTGTGTTGCATTTGGTAAGACTGCTGAAATCATCGCTAATAACTTTAATAAAGGTAATAAAATTGGCGTTACTGGTTCAATACAAACCGGTAGTTATGAAAATAATCAAGGACAGAAAGTGTTTACTACAGACATCGCAGTCAACAATATAACTTTCGTTGAACGTAAAAACAACGGTCAATCTAACAACCAACAACAGCATAATTCATATAACGCACCACAGAATAGACAGCAATCAAATAATACATTTGCTAATGCTAATGGTCCTATAGAAATCTCTGACGATGATTTACCTTTCTAGGACGTGATTAAATGACTCAAATCAAAAACTATATCACTCAAGATGACGGCACAACAACAGTCGTTATCGAGGGTGCCGAGCTAGGAGACAAAGAAACATTATTACTTGATAACGGCTACGAAGTCGAATGTGATTTGCGAATCGAAGACCCATTCAAAATAACAGACAAGCAACGAAGAAAAATATTTGCGCTCTGTAACGACATAGAGAGCCACACAGGCCAACCACGTGACTATATGAGGTATTTGTTCCAAGAATATGTAACGGTTCTGTATGACTATGACAAGAGTATTTCGTTAAGTGACTGTACACGGATGCAAGCGAATCAAATTATCGAGGTAACACTCGATTGGATATTTCACAACGACATACCGCTTAGTTATAAAACAAGCGACTTGCTGAAACAAGATAAATCATTCTTATACTGGTCAACTGTTAACCGCAACTGTGTAATATGCAGAAAGCCTCACGCTGACCTAGCACATTATGAAGCAGTTGGCAGAGGCATGAACAGAAACAAAATGAACCACTATGACAAACATGTATTAGCGTTATGTCGCGAACATCACAACGAGCAACATGCGATTGGCGTTAAGTCGTTTGATGATAAATACCACTTGCATGACTCGTGGATAAAAGTTGATGAGAGGCTCAACAAAATGCTGAAAGGAGAAGACAATGGGAGAAGTATCGTGGATAAAACTTAAAGTTGGCATGTTTGATGACAGCAAAATCAAATATATCGAAGCTTTACCCGAAAGAGATACGATCATAACTATTTGGGTTAAGTTGCTAACTTTATCAGGAAAGTACAATGAACAAGGTTATATTATGCTATCCGAAAACTTGCCGTACAACGAAGAAATGTTAGCAAATGAATTTAATAGACCTATTAACTCAATAAGGTTAGCAATTCAAACTTTTGAGACATTGGGCATGATTGAAAAAGTTAATGGTGTCATAAAAGTGACAAACTGGGAGAAGCATCAAAGCTTAGATAGCAAAGCTAAGCATAAAGAAAAAAATAAATTGCGACAACAACGCTATCGAGAGAGACAGAAAAAGTTACTAGAAGCAAAACGTAACGTTACCGTAACGTTACGTAACGATACAGAAGAAGAAAGAGAAGAAGAAAAAGAAGAAGAATATAAGAATAAAGAAGAAGAAAGAGAAGCCGTCTTCTCATCTTCAATAAAATATATAATTGCAAATTTGGATGATAAGTTAACGCCTAATCAAATGGAGCAATTAGGGTTTGCTATTGATGATATAGGTACGAACGCTTTTGAAGTTGTAAAAGTAGGTGTTGAGTACACTAAAAGCAAAAGTGCGCATGGTGGCTACTTAATTAAAGTTTTGAACAACTGGGCTAAAGAGAATGTCAAAACAAAAGAAGATGCAGAACACAAAATAGCGCCTAGGAAAAACACAACTGATGATGTCATTGCGCAAATGGAAAAAGAATTGAGTGATGACTAATGCCGATGAGCAAAACACAAGCATTAGAAATTATTAAAAAAGTTAGGTACGTATACAACATCGATTTTGATAAACCAAAGTTAGAAATGTGGATTGATGTATTAAGTCAAAACGGAGATTATCAACCAACTGCAAAAGCGGTAGATGGATATATCAACAGTAACAACCCGTATCCGCCTAACTTACCAGCAATCATGCGTAAGGCACCTAAAAAAGTATCTATCGAGCCGGTAGACAACGAAACTGCTACACACCAATGGAAAATGCAGAATGACCCCGAATATGTCAAACAAAGAAAAATAGCGCTAGATAACTTCATGAATAAGTTGGCAGAATTTGGGGGCGATAACGAATGAATTATGGACAATTTGAAATTGAAAGCACAATAATCGCTACGCTGCTCAAACAACCGGACGTACTAGAAAAGATACGAGTTAAAGATTATATGTTTACGAACGAAAAGTTTAAAACCTTTTTCAATTATGTAATGGACGTCGGAAAGATAGATCATCAAGAAATTTATTTAAAAGCAACTAAAGATAAAGAATTTTTAGATGCAGATACTATAACTAAACTTTATAACTCCGATTTCATTGGATACGGTTTCTTTGAACGTTATCAACAAGAATTATTGGAAAGTTATCAACTCAACAAAGCTAACGAATTGGTAACTGAGTTCAAACAACAACCTACGAATCAAAACTTTAACAACTTGATTGATGAACTCAAGGATTTAAAAACGATTACTAACAAAAAAGAAGATGGAACCAAGAAGTTTGTTGAGGAGTTTGTCGAAGAGTTATACAGCGATAGCCCTAAGAAGCAAATTAAGACGGGTTACAAGCTAATGGATTACAAAATAGGGGGATTAGAGCCATCACAATTAATCGTCATCGCAGCGCGTCCCTCAGTGGGTAAGACAGGCTTTGCATTAAACATGATGCTGAACATAGCACAAAATGGATACAAAACATCTTTCTTTAGTCTCGAAACAACCGGCACATCGGTATTGAAACGTATGTTATCAACAATTACTGGTATTGAGTTAACAAAGATAAAAGAAATCAGGAACTTAACGCCGGATGACTTAACAAAGTTAACGAATGCGATGGATAAAATCATGAAATTAGGCATCGATATTTCTGATAAAAGTAATATCACACCGCAAGATGTGCGAGCGCAAGCAATGAGGCATTCAGACGGGCAACAAGTTATTTTTATAGATTACCTTCAACTGATGGATACTGATGCGAAAGTTGATAGACGTGTAGCAGTAGAAAAGATATCACGCGACTTAAAGATAATCGCTAACGAGACAGGCGCAATCATTGTACTACTTTCACAACTGAATCGTGGAGTCGAGTCTAGGCAGGATAAACGACCAATGCTATCGGACATGAAAGAATCAGGCGGAATAGAGGCAGATGCGAGTTTAGCAATGCTACTTTACCGTGATGATTATTATAACCGTGACGAAGATGACAGTATCACAGGCAAATCTATTGTTGAATGTAACATAGCCAAAAACAAAGACGGCGAAACCGGAATAATTGAATTCGAGTATTACAAGAAGACGCAGAGGTTTTTCACATGAACACCATGCAATTCAAAAGCTTATTGAAATCGATGTATGAAGAGACAAAGCAAAACGACCCGATTGTAGCAAATGTCTATATAGAAACTGGTTGGGCAGTTAACAGATTATTAGACAATAACGAGTTATCGCCTTTCGATGATTATGACAAAGTTGAAAAGAAAATTATGAATGAAATCAACTGGAAGAAAACGCACATTAAGGAGTGTTAAAAATGCCGAAAGAAAAATATTACTTATACCGAGAAGATGGCACGGAAGATATCAAAGTCATCAAGTATAAAGACAACGTAAATGAAGTTTATTCGCTCACAGGAGCCCATTTCAGCGACGAAAAGAAAATTATGACTGATAGTGACCTAAAACGATTTAAAGGCGCTCACGGGCTTTTATATGAGCAAGAGCTAGGATTACAAGCAACGATATTTGATATTTAGAGGTGGCACATGGAAATAGAAATTAAATTTAACGAAACGTTCGAGGCACCTATGGGCTCGCCTCGTCCACGCTTTCGTAATACAGGTAGATTTGTTCAAACATACATGCCAACAGCTTATACAAATCATAAAGCGTATATACAAGGGCAAATGCCTAAGTTAAATCTAGAGCGCGCACTAAAAATCGAATTAGACTTTTACTTTCCATTACTTAAATCATGGTCGAAGAAAAAGAAAAGTGAAATGGTTGGACAGTATAAAGTGACTAAGCCGGATATCGATAACTTAATTAAAACAGTATTAGACGCATGTAATGGTCATGTGTGGAAAGACGATAACCAAATTACAGAAATAACTAGCTCAAAGCGTTATGGACTAGAACCAAAAATAATCATGCGAGTTGAGGAAGTGATCTAATGCAACAGCAAGCATATATAAACGCAACGATTGATATAAGGATACCTACAGAAGTTGAATATCAGTATTTTGATGATGTGGATATCGAAAAAGAAGCGCTGGCAGATTACTTATATAACAATCCAGACGAATTACTAGAGTATGACAATTTAAAAATTAGAAATGTAAATGTAGAGGTGGAATAAATGAGTGTCGTGAAGATTAACGGTAAACCATATAAATTTACCGAACATGAAAATGAATTGATAAAAAAGAACGGGTTAACTCCTGGAATGGTTGCAAAAAGAGTACGTGGTGGCTGGGCGTTGTTAGAAGCCTTAAACGCACCTTATGGCATGCGCTTAGCTGAGTATAAAGAAATCGTATTATCCAGAATTATGCAACGAGAGAGCAAAGAACGTGAAATAGCTAGGCAACGACGTAAAGAGGTTGAACTACGTAAGAGGAAACCACATTTGTTTAATGTACCACAAAAACATTCACGTGATCCGTACTGGTTCGATGTCACTTATAACCAAATGTTCAAGAAATGGAGTGAAGCATAATGAGCATAATCAGTAACAGAAAAGTAGATATGAATGAAACGCAAGACAATGTTAAGCAACCAGCACATTACACATACGGCGATATTGAAATTATAGATTTTATTGAACAAGTAACGGCACAGTATCCACCACAATTAGCATTTGCAATAGGTAATGCAATCAAATACTTGTCTAGAGCACCGTTAAAGAATGGTCATGAGGATATGGCAAAAGCGAAGTTTTATGTAGATAGAGTGTTTGACTTGTGGGAGTAATGACCATGACAGATAACGCGCGTAAAGAATACTTAAACCAATTTTTCGGCTCTAAGAGATATCTGTATCAGGATAACGAGCGAGTGGCACATATCCATGTAGTGAATGGCGCTTATTACTTTCACGGGCATATCGTACCAGATTGGCAAGGTGTGAAAAAGACATTTGATACAGCGGAAGAGCTCGGAATATATATAAAGCAACATGGTTTGGAATACGAGGAACAGAAGCAACTAACTTTATTTTAGAGGAGATGGAAACAATGAAAATCAAAGTTAAAAAAGAAATGCTATTAGACGAGTTAATTAAATGGGCGCGAGAAAATCCGGAGCTATCAAAAGGAAAAATTTTTCTTGCAAAAAGTTTTAGTAATGGATTCGTTCGTTTTCAACGAAATACAAATACGTGTTCGATATCAAGTTTTATTCCAATTGATACTCCTTTCATAGTTGAAGTTGAAGAGGAAATCACAGAAGATACAGTATTTGATAGGTTGTTTGAAGTGTACGAGCTTCAAGAGGGAGCCTGTATGTCAGCGTTACACACAAGTATTAGTATCAACGAACGTTTAGAGAACACGTTTTTCCCTACCAAAGCATTCTACATCTTGAACGACGGCCTAACTATGACATTAATTTGGAAAGATGGGAGATTGGTAGAATGATGTTGAAATTTAAAGCTTGGGATAAAGATAAAAAAGTTATGAGTATTATTGACGAAATCGATTTTAATAGTGGGTACATTTTGATTTCAACAGGTTATAAAAGTTTCAATGAAGTAAAACTATTACAATACACAGGATTTAAAGATGTGCACGGTGTGGAGATTTATGAAGGGGATATTGTTCAAGATTGTTATTCGAGAGAAGTAAGTTTTATCGAGTTTAAAGAAGGAGCCTTTTATATAACTTTTAGCAATGTAACTGAATTACTAAGTGAAAATGACGATATTATTGAAATTGTTGGAAATATTTTTGAAAATGAGATGCTATTGGAGGTTATGAGATGACGTTCACCTTATCAGATGAACAATATAAAAATCTTTGTACTAACTCTAACAAGTTATTAGATAAACTTCACAAAGCATTAAAAGATCGTGAAGAGTACAAGAAGCAACGATATGAGCTTATTGGGGTTATAGCGAAGTTACGAGATTGTAACAAAGAACTGGAGAAGAAAGCAAGCGCATGGGATAGGTATTGCAAGAGCGTTGAAAGAGATTTAATAAACAAATTCGGTAACGATGATGAAAGAGTTAAATTCGGAATGGAATTAAACAATAAAATTTTTATGGAGGATGACACAAATGAATAATCGCGAAAAAATCGAACAGTCCGTTATTAGTGCTAGTGCGTATAACGGTAATGACACAGAGGGGTTGCTAAAAGAGATTGAGGACGTGTATAAGAAAGCGCAAGCGTTTGATGAAATACTTGAGGGAATGACAAATGCTATTCAACATTCAGTTAAAGAAGGTATTGAACTTGATGAAGCAGTAGGGATTATGGCAGGTCAAGTTGTCTATAAATATGAGGAGGAATAGGAAAATGACTAACACATTACAAGTAAAACTATTATCAAAAAATGCTAGAATGCCCGAACGAAATCATAAGACGGATGCAGGTTATGACATATTCTCAGCTGAAACTGTCGTACTCGAACCACAAGAAAAAGCAGTGATCAAAACAGATGTAGCTGTGAGTATACCAGAGGGCTATGTCGGACTATTAACTAGTCGTAGTGGTGTAAGTAGTAAAACGTATTTAGTGATTGAAACAGGCAAGATAGACGCGGGATATCATGGCAATTTAGGGATTAATATCAAGAATGATGAAGAACGTGATGGAATACCCTTTTTATATGATGATATAGACGCTGAATTAGAAGATGGATTAATAAGCATTTTAGATATAAAAGGTAACTATGTACAAGATGGAAGAGGCATAAGAAGAGTTTACCAAATCAACAAAGGCGATAAACTAGCTCAATTGGTTATCGTGCCTATATGGACACCGGAACTAAAGCAAGTGGAGGAATTCGAAAGTGTTTCAGAACGTGGAGCAAAAGGCTTCGGAAGTAGCGGAGTGTAAAGACATCTTAGATCGAGTTAAGGAGGTTTTGGGGAAGTGACGCAATACTTAGTCACAACATTCAAAGATTCAACAGGACGTAAACATACACACATAACTAAAGCTAAGAGTAATCAAAGGTTTACAGTCGTTGAGGCAGAGAGGAAAGAAGAAGCGAAAGAGAAGTACGAGGCACAAGTTAAAAGAGATGCAGTTATTAAAGTGGGTCAGTTGTATGAAAATATAAGGGAGTGTGGGAAATGACGGATGTTAAAATTAAAACTATTTCAGGTGGAGTTTATTTTGTAAAAACAGCTGAACCTTTTGAAAAATATGTTGAAAGAATGACGAGTTTTAATGGTTATATTTACGCAAGTACTATAATCAAGAAACCAACGTATATTAAAACAGATACGATTGAATCAATCACACTTATTGAGGAGCATGGGAAATGAATCAGCTGAGAATTTTATTACATGACGGTAGTAGTTTGATATTACATGAAGATGAATTATTTAACGAAATAGTATTTGTTTTGGACAATTTTAGAAATGATGATGACTATTTAACGATAGAAAAAGATTATGGCAGAGAACTTGTATTGAACAAAGGTTATATAGTTGGGATCAATGTTGAGGAGGCAGATGATGATTAACATACCTAAAATGAAATTCCCGAAAAAGTACACTGAAATAATCAAAAAATATAAAAATAAAACACCTGAAGAAAAAGCTAAGATTGAAGATGATTTCATTAAAGAAATTAATGATAAAGACAGTGAATTTTACAGTCCTATGATGGCTAATATGAATGAACATGAATTAAGGGCTATGTTAAGAATGATGCCTAGTTTAATTGATACTGGAGATGGCAATGATGATTAAAAAAATATTAAGACTAATATTCTTACTAGCAATGTATGAGCTAGGTAAGTATGTAACGGAGCAAGTATATATTATGATGACGGCTAATGATGATGTAGAGGAGCCGAGTGACTTCGCAAAGTTTAGTGATCAGTCTGATTTGATGAGGGCGGAGGTGTCAGAGTAGATGATGTGGTTAGTCATAGCAATTATATTACTAGTCATCTTATTGTTTGGCGTGATGTTGCAAGCTGAACAGTTAAAAGGTGATGTGAAAGTTAAAGAGCGAGAGATAGAGATATTAAGAAGTAGATTGAGACACTTTGAAGATTAAACATATTTGTACGGAGGGTATTCATGACTAAAAAGAAATACGGATTAAAATTATCAACAGTTCGAAAGTTAGAAGATGAGTTGTGTGATTATCCTAATTATCATAAACAACTTGAAGATTTAAGAAGTGAAATAATGACACCGTGGATTCCAACAGATACAAATATAGGCGGGGAGTTTGTACCGTCTAATACATCAAAAACAGAAATGGCAGTAACTAATTATCTTTGTAGTATACGAAGAGGTAAAATTCTTGAGTTTAAGAGTGCGATTGAACGTATAATCAACACATCAAGTAGGAAAGAACGCGAATTCATTCAAGAGTATTATTTTAATAAAAAGACTTTGATTGCGGTTTGTTATGACATACACATCTCTGAAAGTACAGCGCATAGAATCAAGAAGAAAATAGTGTCTAAACTAGCCGAAGAATTAGGAGAATGCTAAAATTGACAGTAAAATGACAGTTTTTGACACCTATAACGAGGTATTATGATAGCGTAAGATATTGACTATCTTACTGCGTTTCCCTTATCGCAATTAGGAATAAAGGATCTATGTGGGTTGGCTGATTATAGCCAATCCCTTTTTAATTTTAAAAAGCGTATAGCGCGAGAGTTGGTGGTAAATGAAATGAACGAAAAACAAAAGAGATTCGCAGATGAATATATAATGAATGGATGTAATGGTAAAAAAGCAGCAATTACAGCAGGTTATAGTAAGAAAACAGCAGAGTCTTTAGCAAGTCGATTGTTAAGAAATGTTAATGTTTCGGAATATATTAAAGAACGATTAGAACAGATACAAGAAGAGCGTTTAATGAGCATTACAGAAGCTTTAGCGTTATCTGCTTCTATTGCTAGAGGAGAACCTCAAGAGGCTTACAGTAAGAAATATGACCATTTAAACGATGAAGTGGAAAAAGAGGTTACTTACACAATCACACCAACTTTTGAAGAGCGTCAGAGATCTATTGACCACATACTAAAAGTTCATGGTGCGTATATCGACAAAAAGAAATTACTCAGAAGAATATTGAGATTAATATTGGTGAGTACGATGACGAAAGTTAAATTAAACTTTAACAAACCATCTAATGTTTTCAATAGAAACATATTCGAAATACTAACCAATTACGATAACTTCACTGAAGTACATTACGGTGGAGGTTCGAGCGGTAAGTCTCACGGCGTTATACAAAAAGTTGTACTTAAAGCATTGCAAGACTGGAAATATCCTAGGCGTATACTATGGCTTAGAAAAGTCCAATCAACAATTAAAGATAGTTTATTCGAAGATGTCAAAGATTGTTTGATAAACTTCGGTATTTGGGACATGTGCCTTTGGAATAAGACTGATAACAAAGTTGAATTGCCAAACGGCGCAGTTTTTTTGTTTAAAGGATTAGATAACCCAGAGAAAATAAAGTCGATAAAAGGCATATCAGACATAGTCATGGAAGAAGCGTCTGAATTCACACTAAATGATTACACGCAATTAACGTTGCGTTTGAGGGAGCGTAAACACGTGAATAAGCAAATATTTTTGATGTTTAACCCAGTATCTAAACTGAATTGGGTTTATAAGTATTTCTTTGAACATGGTGAACCAATGGAAAATGTCATGATTAGACAATCTAGTTATCGAGATAATAAGTTTCTTGATGAAATGACACGACAAAACTTAGAGTTGTTAGCAAATCGTAATCCAGCATATTACAAAATTTATGCGTTAGGTGAATTTGCTACACTAGACAAATTGGTTTTCCCTAAGTATGAAAAACGTTTAATAAATAAAGATGAGTTAAGACATTTACCTTCTTATTTTGGATTGGACTTTGGCTACGTTAATGATCCTAGTGCTTTTATACATTCTAAAATAGATGTAAAGAAAAAGAAGTTATACATCATTGAAGAGTATGTTAAACAAGGTATGCTGAATGATGAAATAGCTAATGTCATAAAGCAACTTGGTTATGCTAAAGAAGAAATTACAGCAGATAGTGCAGAACAAAAAAGTATAGCTGAATTAAGGAATCTAGGGCTTAAAAGGATTTTACCAACCAAAAAAGGGAAGGGCTCGGTTGTACAAGGGTTACAATTCTTAATGCAATTTGAAATCATTGTTGATGAACGTTGTTTCAAGACTATTGAAGAGTTTGACAACTACACATGGCAAAAGGACAAAGATACAGGTGAATATACCAATGAACCAGTAGATACATACAATCATTGTATCGATTCGTTGCGTTATTCAGTGGAACGATTCTACAGACCGGTTAGAAAACGCACAAATGTCAGTTCGAAAGTTGACACAATAAAATCTCTAGGATTATAGGAGGGAACAAATGTTAAAAGTAAACGAATTTGAAACAGATACAGATCTACGGGGAAACATAAATTACTTATTTAATGATGAAGCCAATGTTGTTTACACATATGACGGGACGGAATCCGATTTATTACAAAACGTTAATGAAGTAAGTAAATACATTGAACATCACATGGATTACCAACGACCTAGATTGAAAGTGTTAAGTGATTATTACGAAGGTAAAACTAAGAACTTAGTTGAGTTAACACGACGCAAAGAAGAGTACATGGCAGATAACCGTGTAGCGCATGATTACGCATCTTATATTAGCGATTTTATCAACGGCTATTTCTTGGGTAATCCAATTCAATATCAAGATGATGACAAAGATGTATTAGAAGCTATTGAGGCATTCAATGATTTGAATGATGTTGAGTCACACAATAGATCTCTAGGATTAGACTTATCAATTTACGGTAAAGCTTATGAGATAATGATTAGAAACCAAGATGATGAAACGCGTTTATACAAGAGTGATGCAATGAGTACTTTTGTCATATACGACAATACAATTGAACGTAATAGTATCGCAGGCGTTAGATATTTAAGAACTAAACCAATAGACAAGACTGACGAAGATGAAGTGTTTACAGTTGATTTATTTACTTCTAACGGTGTTTATAGATATCTTACCAGTAGAACAAATGGATTGAAGCTCACACCACGTGAAAACGGTTTTGAATCACACTCTTTCGAACGTATGCCTATTACAGAATTTAGCAACAACGAAAGAAGAAAAGGGGATTATGAGAAAGTAATCACTTTAATTGATTTGTATGATAATGCTGAATCAGATACTGCTAACTATATGAGTGATTTAAATGACGCTATGTTACTTATTAAAGGTAATTTAAATTTAGATCCCGTAGAAGTTAGAAAACAAAAGGAAGCTAACGTGTTGTTTTTAGAACCGACTGTTTATGCTGATAGCGAAGGTAGAGAAACAGAAGGTTCAGTTGACGGTGGTTATATTTATAAGCAATACGATGTACAAGGTACCGAAGCTTATAAAGACCGTTTGAACAGTGATATACACATGTTTACCAACACGCCTAACATGAAAGATGATAACTTTAGTGGCACTCAATCGGGCGAGGCAATGAAATATAAATTGTTCGGATTAGAACAACGTACTAAAACTAAAGAAGGATTGTTTACTAAAGGGTTAAGACGTCGTGCTAAGTTGTTAGAGACAATACTTAAAAATACACGGTCGATTGACGCTAACAAAGATTTCAATACTGTTAGATACGTATACAACAGAAACTTACCTAAATCATTGATTGAAGAATTAAAAGTTTATATTGATTCTGGCGGGAAGATTAGCCAAACAACTTTAATGTCTCTATTCTCGTTCTTCCAAGACCCTGAATTAGAAGTCAAGAAAATAGAAGAAGATGAGAAAGAATCTATTAAAAAAGCTCAAAAAGGCATTTATAAAGACCCTAGAGACATCAATGATGACGAACAAGATGATGATACAAAAGATACTGTTGATAAAAAGGAATGATTGTAATTGCCTAACAAAAACACTCAAGAATATTGGGAAGAACGCGGACGCAAAGCAATCGAGAATGAGTTGAAGCGTGATAAAACTAAAGCTGAAGAAATAGAACGTATATTGAATATGATGATTAAGCGCATTGAAAAAGAGATCAATGCGTTTATTGTTAAGTACGGAGATTTTGCAGGCGTTACATTACAAGAAGCACAAAAGATTATTGATGAGTTCGATGTAAAAGCGTTTCAAGAAGAAGCAAAAAGATTGGTCGAAAACAAGGACTTTAGCGATAGAGCAAATGAAGAATTAAAGAAGTATAACACTAAGATGTATGTATCTAGAGAACAGATGTTAAAGATTCAAATAGAATTCTTAATTGCTTATGCAACAGCTCAAACAGAATTATCGATGAGGGAATATTTCGAATCAACAGCTTATCGTGTGTTCAGTGATCAAGCGGGTATTTTAGGTGAAGGTGTACAAGTAGCTAAAGAAGTTATAGATACAATCGTTGATACACAATTTCATGGTGTCGTTTGGTCAGAGCGATTATGGACTAATACTGAAGCGATGAAACAAGAAGTAGAAGAAATAATTGCTAATGTGGTTATTAGAGGTCGACATCCTAATGAATATGTTAAAGATATGCGCAAGCACCTAAACAAATTCGAAGGCACAGCAAGACAAAAGACTGCAGCAATTAAATCATTGCTTTATACGGAATCGGCACGTGTTCACGCACAATCAAGTATTGACAGCATGAAAGAAATTTCACCGGAAGGATATTATATGTATATTGCAAAAATTGATAGTAGAACAACTAAAGTATGCAAGGGGCTTAATGGAGAAATATTCAAAGTTAAAGACGCTAAAATTGGTGTTAATTTCTACCCTATGCATATCAATTGTCGTTCAGATTGTGCATTACTACCTAAATCTATGTGGCCGAAAAAACCAAACAAGAAACGAAAAACAAAATACTTCGGAGGAAAAGTGAAAAGCGATGATTGATTTAAAAGTAAAAGTTTTTAAAGGCAAGTTAGCATTGTATGATAGTAAATTAAGTGTTTGGAGGATATTGGTATGAGCAATACTGACAAATACTTTAGAGACATAGCAAGAGAGTTAAAAGGTATACGTAAAGAGTTACAAAAGCGAAACGAAACAGTTATTATTGATGCAAACTTAGACAGCGTAAGGTCGGCAGTATTAGCCAATAAAGAAAAACCGAAATATAACGAACCACTCTTTTAATAGCTAGCACTTAATTGTGTTGGCTATTTTTTATGTCCAAAACGTGCTGATGACATAAAAAGCACGCATGGAAAAACAGTCGACAGACTATAAATGGAGGTATATCTCATGGAAGAAAATAAACTTAAGTTTAATTTGCAATTTTTTGCAGACCAATCAGATGATCCGGACGAACCAGGCGGAGATGGTAAAAAAGGAAATCCTGATAAGAAAGAATATGACGAAGGTACTGAAATAACTTTCACGCCAGAGCAACAAAAGAAAGTTGATGAAATACTTGAACGTCGTGTAGCCCACGAAAAGAAAAAAGCTGATGAGTATGCAAAAGAAAAAGCAGAAGAAGCCGCTAAAGAAGCTGCTAAATTAGCGAAAATGAACAAGGATCAAAAAGATGAATATGAACGCAAACAATTGGAAAAAGAGCTGGAGCAATTACGCTCAGAAAAACAATTAAATGAAATGCGTTCAGAAGCAAGGAAAATGTTAAGCGAAGCAGAAGTTGATTCATCAGACGAGGTTGTTAATTTAGTTGTAACAGATACTGCTGAACAAACTAAATTGAATGTTGAAGCTTTTTCTAATGCAGTAAAAAAAGCGGTTAATGAAGCGGTTAAGGTTAACGCTAGACAATCGCCATTAACTGGTGGAGATTCATTTAATCACTCATCTAAAAACAAACAACAAAACTTAGCTGAAATAGCTAGACAAAAAAGAATTATTAAAAATTAACGGAGGCATTTAAATGGAACAAACACAAAAATTAAAATTAAATTTGCAACATTTTGCGAGTAACAATGTTAAACCGCAAGTATTTAACCCTGATAATGTAATGATGCACGAAAAGAAAGATGGCACGTTGATGAATGAATTCACAACGCCCATCTTACAAGAGGTTATGGAAAACTCTAAAATTATGCAATTAGGTAAGTACGAACCAATGGAAGGTACTGAGAAGAAGTTTACTTTTTGGGCTGATAAACCAGGTGCTTACTGGGTAGGTGAAGGTCAAAAAATTGAAACGTCTAAGGCTACTTGGGTTAATGCTACAATGAGAGCGTTTAAATTAGGGGTTATCTTACCTGTAACAAAAGAATTCTTGAATTACACTTATTCACAATTCTTTGAAGAGATGAAACCTATGATTGCTGAAGCTTTCTATAAAAAGTTTGATGAAGCGGGTATTTTGAATCAAGGTAACAATCCATTCGGTAAATCAATTGCGCAATCAATTGAAAAAACTAATAAGGTTATTAAAGGTGACTTCACACAAGATAACATTATTGATTTAGAGGCATTACTTGAAGATGACGAATTAGAAGCAAATGCGTTTATTTCAAAAACACAAAACAGAAGCTTGTTACGTAAAATTGTAGATCCTGAAACTAAGGAACGTATTTATGACCGTAACAGTGATACGTTAGATGGTCTACCTGTGGTTAACCTTAAATCAAGCAATTTAAAACGCGGTGAATTAATTACTGGTGACTTTGATAAGTTGATTTACGGTATCCCTCAATTAATTGAATACAAAATCGATGAAACTGCACAATTATCTACAGTTAAAAACGAAGATGGCACACCTGTAAACTTATTCGAACAAGACATGGTGGCATTACGTGCAACTATGCATGTAGCGTTACACATCGCTGACGATAAAGCATTCGCTAAATTAGTGCCTGCTGACAAAAAAACAGATTCAGCACCAGGAGAAGTTTAATAAATAATTAGGAGTGGTAACATGCCCGAAATCATTGGAATTGTTAAAGTAGATTTTACAGATTTAGAAGATAACAGACATGTCTATATGAAAGGGCATGTCTACCCTCGCAAAGGTTATGATCCTACAGATGAACGTATCAAAGCTTTAGCTAGTGTTGAAAATAAACGCAACGAACAAATGATTTACATTGTAAATGACAAATTAACCAAAAAAGAACTTGTCGAAATAGCAAGTGTTGCTGGCTTACAAGTTGATGAAAAACAAACAAAAGCTGAAATTATCAATGCTTTTGAGTCACTAGAGTAGGTGGTTATATGACTACGCTAGCTGATGTAAAAAAACGTATTGGTCTTAAAGATGAAAAGCAAGATGAACAATTAGAAGAAATCATAAAAAGTTGTGAAAGCCAGTTGTTATCAATGTTACCTATTGAAGTTGAACAAATACCGGAAAGGTTTAGTTACATGATTAAAGAAGTTGCAGTTAAACGCTACAACAGGATTGGTGCTGAAGGTATGACATCAGAAGCGGTTGACGGACGTAGCAATGCGTATGAATTGAACGATTTCAAGGAGTATGAAGCTATTATTGATAATTACTTTAATGCTAGAACGAGAACTAAAAAAGGAAGGGCTGTGTTCTTTTGAGATATGAAGATAGAGTTATTTTTCAATTAGAACAAGTAGCAACTTACAATCCTAAAACTAGCAAAAAAGAAAACACACTAATCACTTATGATGCGATACCATGCAATATTAACCCCATTTCTAGAGCAAGAAAGCAACTTGAATTTGGTGATGTAAAAAACGATGTAAGTGTTCTGAGGATAAAAGAATCAATATCTTACCCTGTTAGCCACGTGTTAATTAATGGTATTCGCTACAAGATAATTGATACAAAGACATACAGACACGAAACGTCATATTATATCGAAGAGGTCAATTGATGAATATAGACGGATTAGACGCACTGTTAAACCAATTTCACGATATGAAAAACAACATCGATGATGATGTAGATGATACTTTACAAGAAAAAGCCAAAGAATATGTAGTACGAGCTAAATTGAAAGCTAGAGAAGTAATGAATAAGGGTTATTGGACTGGTAATTTATCACGCAATATCAGATATAAAAAAACTGGCGATTTGCAATACACTATCACATCGCATGCAGCTTATAGTGGTTTCTTAGAGTTTGGTACTCGATACATGGAGGCAGAACCTTTTATGTGGCCAGTATATGAGGTAATAAGAAAATCAACTGTAGAAGAATTGAAAGCGTTGTTTGAATAGGAGATAAAAGCATGACACCGAACTTACAACTTTATAATAAAGCGTATGAAACGCTACAAGGATATGGATTCCCTGTTATTTCTCGTAAAGAGATGCAACAAGAGATTCCGTATCCTTTTTTTGTAATAAAAATGCCGGAGTCAAACAGAAGTAAATACACGTTTGATAGTTATTCTGGTGACACGAATTTAGTTATTGATATTTGGAGTGTAAGTGATGATTTAGGACATCATGACGGACTTGTTAAAAGATGTATTGATGATTTAACACCTAGCGTTAAAACAAACGATTATGACTTTGAAGAAGAAGATACTAATATCACACAGTTAGTTGATGATACTACCAATCAAGAATTGCTACACACATCAGTAACGATATCTTACAAAACATTTTAAAAAACGGAGGAATATTGAATGGCAAATATGAAAAATAGTAATGATCGTATTATTTTATTTAGAAAAGCTGGCGAAAAAGTAGATGCTACTAAAATGCTTTTTTTAACTGAATACGGCTTATCACATGAAGCTGATACAGATACAGAGGATACAATGGACGGTTCTTATAACACTGGTGGTTCTGTTGAGTCAACAATGTCTGGTACTGCTAAAATGTTTTATGGTGACGATTTTGCAGATGAAATTGAAGATGCAGTTGTAGATCGCGTATTGTATGAAGCTTGGGAAGTTGAAAGTAGAATACCAGGCAAAAATGGGGATTCCGCTAAATTTAAAGCGAAATATTTCCAAGGTTTCCACAATAAATTTGAATTAAAAGCAGAAGCTAACGGTATTGATGAATATGAATATGAATATGGAGTGAATGGTCGTTTCCAACGTGGATTTGCAACACTACCTGAGGCTGTAACAAAGAAACTTAAGGCGACTGGATACAGATTCCATGACACTACAAAAGCAGATGCATTAACTGGCGAAGATTTAACAGCAATTCCACAACCTAAAGTAGATTCACCACCGGTTGCACCAAGAGAGGTATAAAAATAGGGCGTTAAGCCCTTTTTATTTTGTTTAAATTAATTATGAATGGAGATTTTAAGTTATGAATGTAGAAATTAACGGAAAGTCATTAGAATTAAGTTTTGGTTTTAAATTTTTAAGAGAAATCGATAACCGATTAGGTTTAAAAGTTGAACAAGCTTCTATCGGTCAAGGTGTATCAATGTTGCCTGTAGGTTTAGAAAGTGGAAATCCGGTTGTGATTGGCGAAGTTTTAATCGCAGCTACATCTCACTTAAAAAAACAAGCAATTACTATTAATAACATTGATGAAGCATTAGATGAAATCGCAGAAAATATCGGACTAGAAGAATTCGGTTCGGATATTTTAACGGAGTTGGGAAAGCGACCTATGACCCGAAACCTAGTCGAAGTAGTGGAAACGGAAGAAAAACCAGCGGAAGCCTAATAACTTACGACAGAATCGTTATAACTTGTATGTCAACACTTGGTATTACAGATTTGAACGTTATTGAGCAAATGACATTAACAGAATATAACTATCGAATGTATGCGAAAGAGTATGAAATGCTAACCCAAGAATTCGAACGTTACAAACTTGCGTTTGCTATTCGTGATGCTGCAGCTACTAAAAATGTTGGGACAGAAAATAAACCTAAAGAGGAATATGTTTTTAACAATGCAAACGACGTATTGCCTTATGAAGAAAATATCCAACGGCTTAACGAAGGTAAAGATATAAGATTTAGTAGCGAACGTGATGAATACGAACCACAAAATAATGAATTCTTTAAAGTTATAGCAGAATTTAATAAGCAATAGAAAGAGAGGTGTTAATGTGACGGAATATAAAATTAAAGCGACTATTGAAGCTAGTGTAGCCAAATTCAAAAGGCAAATTGATAGTGCGGTTAAGTCTGTGCAAAGATTTAAACGAGTAGCAGATCAAACTAAAGATGTTGAATTAAACGCTAACGATAAAAAATTACAAAAAACTATCAAAGTTGCTAAAAAGTCTTTAGATGCCTTTAGTAACAAAAATGTAAAAGCTAAATTAGATGCTAGTATACAAGATTTACAACAAAAGGTACTAGAATCGAATTTTGAACTAGACAAACTAAACTCTAAAGAAGTTACACCAGAAGTTAAGTTGCAAAAACAAAAGTTGATTAAAGATATCGCTGAAACAGAAGCTAAATTATCAGAATTAGAAAAGAAACGTGTCAATATTGACGTCAATGCAGATAACAGTAAATTCAATCGAGTGTTAAAAGTATCTAAAGCTAGTCTCGAAGCATTAAATAGGTCTAAAGCCAAAGCTATTATAGACGTGGACAATGGTGTTGCTAACTCTAAAATCAAACGTACTAAAGAAGAACTTAAAAGTATTCCGAACAAAACTAGATCTCGACTTGATGTAGATACAGGGCTTTCTATACCAACAATTTATGCGTTTAAAAAATCGTTAGACGCATTGCCAAACAAAAAAACAACAAAGGTAGATGTCGATACTAATGGTTTAAAGAAAGCTTATGCCTACATAATAAAAGCAAACGACAATTTCCAAAGACAGATGGGGAATTTAGCTAATATGTTCCGTGTGTTCGGTACTGTAGGTTCTAATATGGTTGGTGGATTACTAACTTCATCTTTTAGTATCTTAATACCTGTAATAGCGAGCGTAGTACCTGTAGTATTTGCGCTATTAAACGCTATCAAAGTGTTAACTGGCGGTGTACTTGCTTTAGGTGGTGCGGTAGCAATAGCCGGCGCTGGCTTTGTAGCATTTGGCGCAATGGCTATCAGCGCTATAAAGATGCTTAATGATGGCACTTTACAAGCTAGCTCAGCAACAAACGAATACAAAAAAGCGTTAGATGGCGTAAAGTCAGCATGGACTGATATTATAAAGCAAAATCAATCCGCTATCTTCACAACTCTTGCAAATGGTTTAAATACTGTTAAAACTGCAATGCAGAGCTTACAACCATTTTTTAGTGGTATTTCAAGAGGAATGGAAGAAGCGTCTCAAAGCGTGCTTAAATGGGCTGAAAATAGCAGTGTAGCATCAAGGTTCTTCAACATGATGAATACAACTGGTGTTTCGGTATTTAACAAGCTATTAAGTGCTGCAGGCGGTTTCGGTGATGGATTAGTCAATGTATTCACACAATTAGCACCACTGTTTCAATGGTCGGCTGATTGGTTGGATAGATTAGGTCAATCTTTCTCTAACTGGGCTAATAGTGCAGCTGGAGAAAATTCGATAACTCGTTTTATTGAATACACAAAAACAAACTTACCTATCATTGGTAATATTTTTAAAAATGTTTTCGTTGGAATTAACAATTTGATGAATGCATTCAGTGGATCATCAACTGGCATATTCCAATCTCTTGAACAAATGACGGCTAAGTTTAGAGAATGGTCTGAACAAGTCGGTCAATCTCAAGGTTTTAAAGACTTTGTCAGTTATATACAAACAAATGGACCACTAATAATGCAATTAATTGGGAACATTGCAAGAGGATTAGTTGCATTCGCAACAGCGATGGCTCCTATAGCTAGTGCAGTATTACGCGTTGCAGTAGCAATAACTGGTTGGATAGCTAACTTGTTTGAGGCGCATCCAGCTACAGCACAATTAGTTGGTGTCATTATAACTTTAGTTGGTGCATTTAGATTTTTAATTGCTCCAATATTAGCGGTAATGGACTTTTTAGGACCATTAGCAGCAAGATTAGTTGCATTAGTAACTAAGTTTGGTTGGGCTAAAACAGGAACTTTAGTATTAAGTAAGGCAATGACATCATTAAAAGGTCCAATAAAATTAGTTACAGCTATATTCCAATTGTTATTCGGTAAGATTGGATTAATTAGAAATGCTATCACAGGACTAGTAACTGTGTTTGGTATTTTAGGTGGTCCAATAACAATAGTTATTGGTGTAATCGCTGCATTAATAGCTATATTCGTTTTATTGTGGAATAAAAATGAAGGATTCAGAAACTTTATTATAAATGCTTGGAATGCGATAAAAACATTTATGGTTACAGTTTGGAATGTGTTGAAAACTGTAGCTTCGGTTGTATGGAATGCTATTTTAAAAGCTATCACTACAGCGGTATCAAATGTATACAATTTTATAATGATTATTTGGAATCAAATAGTCGCTTATTTACAAGGGTTATGGAATGGAATTATCGCTATTGCAACAACAGTATGGAACCTTTTAGTTACAATCATTACAACTGTTTTCACGACGATAATGACAATAGTTATGACGATATGGACAGCTATTTGGACATTCTTAAGTACAATCTGGAACACGATAATTACAATCGCTACTACGATTTGGAATTTGTTAGTCACTGTAATAACTACAGTATTTACCACAATTATGACTATCGCAATGACAATTTGGAACGCTATTTGGACGTTCTTACAAACGTTGTGGAACACTATAGTTACTGTGGCAACTAAGGTTTGGAACGCTATCACTACAACTATATCTACTGCGTTACAAGCGGCATGGAGTTTTATTTCTAATATATGGAATACGATTTGGAGTTTCTTATCTGGTATATTAACGACAATTTGGAATAAAGTTGTAAGCATATTCACACAAGTTGTATCAACTATATCAGACAAAATGTCTCAAGCTTGGAACTTCATCGTGACTAAAGGTATGCAATGGGTATCTACTATAACAAGTACGCTAATTAACTTTGTTAATAGAGTTATTCAAGGATTCGTTAATGTTGTAAACAAAGTTAGTCAAGGTATGACAAATGCAGTAAATAAAATAAAAAGCTTTATAGGAGATTTTGTGTCTGCAGGTGCTGATATGATCCGTGGTTTAATTAGAGGTATTGGACAAATGGCTGGTCAATTAGTAGATGCAGCTAAAAATGTTGCTAAGAAAGCTTTAGATGCAGCTAAAAGTGCTTTGGGTATTCACTCACCTTCACGTGAATTCATGGATGTTGGTATGTATTCAATGCTAGGTTTCGTTAAAGGTATAGATAATCATTCAAGTAAAGTTATCCGTAATGTTTCTAATGTTGCAGATAAAGTAGTTGATGCATTTCAACCTACATTAAACGCACCTGACATTTCTAGTATTACAGGAAACTTAAGTAATTTAGGTGGAAATATAAATGCGCAAGTACAACACACACATTCTATTGAAACATCACCGAACATGAAAACTGTTAAAGTTGAATTCGATGTCAATAACGATGCGCTTACTAGTATTGTTAACGGCAGAAATGCTAAACGCAATTCTGAGTATTACTTATAAAGGAGGTTACAAATGGACATAGAATTAACAAAAAAAGATGGTACTGTAATCAAATTAAGTGAATACGGGTTTATCGTTAACGATATAGTAATTGATAGCATGCAAATCAACACAAAGTATCAAGACAAAGAAAATATGAACGGTCGTATATTAATGGGGAGCAATTATATCAGTAGAGATATAGTTGTTCCTTGTTTTTGTAAAGTTAAAAATCGTTCAGACATTGCTTATATGCGAGATATGTTGTATTCGTTAACGACAGACATAGAACCTATGTATTTACGAGAAATAAGAAGAAAAGAAGAGTTGAATTACAGGTTTACTCAACCAACTTCTGATGATTACGTGAAATTAGATAAAAACAACTTCCCGGATTATGAATATTCAAGACATGATCAACAAATTTTTGTAAATGGTAAACAGTATAAAGTTATTTTTAACGGAGTTATAAACCCTAAACAAAAAGGTAATAAAGTTTCTTTTGAACTAAAATTCGAAACTACAGAATTACCATACGGTGAAAGTATTGGAACAAGCCTAGAGTTAGAAGAAAACAAAAAGGTTGGATTGTGGTCGTTTGATTTTAATATTGATTGGCATGCAGGCGGAGATAAGCGCCAGTATACGTTTGAAAACGTAAGTAAAGATACAGTTTACTATCATGGTACTGCACCGAATGACCAATTCAACATGTATAAAAAGATAACAATTATTTTAGGCGAAGATACAGAATCATTTGTATGGAACTTAACGCATGCTGAAATAATGAAAATCGAAGGAATCAAACTAAAAGCTGGAGACAAAATTGTTTATGATAGCTTCCGAGTTTATAAAAACGGTGTTGAAATAAGTACCGAAACGAATATAGCTCAACCAAAATTTAAATACGGAGCTAATAAATTTGAGTTTAATCAAACGGTACAAAAAGTTCAGTTTGATTTGAAATTTTATTATAAGTAGGTGTCAGAATGACAATAACTATTAAACCACCTAAAGGTAATGGCGTACCTGTACCAGTAGAAACAACTTTAGTGAAAAAAGTTAATGCTGACGGTGTATTAACTTTTGATATTCTCGAAAACAAATACACTTATGAAGTTATTAACGCTATAGGGAAAAGATGGATTGTTAGTCATGTCGAAGGTGAAAATGACAAGAAAGAATATGTAATAACTGTCATTGATAGGAAATCAGAAGGCGACAGACAACTGGTTGAATGTACTGCTAGAGAGATTCCCATAGACAAGTTAATGATTGACAGGATTTATGTTAATGTAACAGGTTCTTTTACAGTAGAAAGGTATTTTAACATTGTATTTCAAGGTACTGGAATGCTTTTTGAAGTCGAGGGCAAAGTTAAGTCTTCAAAGTTTGAAAACGGCGGTGAAGGTGACACAAGGTTAGAAATGTTTAAAAAAGGTTTAGAACATTTTGGATTAGAATATAAGATCACATATGACAAAAAGAAAGACAGATATAAGTTTGTATTGACGCCTTTTGCAAATCAAAAAGCGTCTTATTTTATTTCTGACGAAGTCAACGCCAACGCTATAAAACTCGAGGAAGATGCAAGTAATTTCGCAACTTTTATCAGAGGATATGGTAATTATTCAGGAGAAGAAACATTCGAACACGCTGGGCTCGTAATGGAAGCTAGAAGTGCATTAGCTGAAATATACGGTGATATACACGCAGAACCTTTTAAAGACGGCAAAGTTACTGACCAAGAAACTATGGATAAAGAATTACAATCAAGATTAAAAAAGTCTTTAAAACAATCTTTGTCTTTGGACTTTTTGGTGTTAAGAGAAGCTTATCCTGAAGCAGACCCACAACCTGGGGATATAGTTCAAATAAAATCTACTGTTTTAGGACTTAACGACCTAGTGCGTATAGTAGAAATTAAAACGATTAGGGATATAAACAATGTAATTGTGAAGCAAGATGTAACGCTTGGTGAGTTTAATAGAGAACAACGATATATGAAAAAAGTTAATACTGCAGCTAATTATGTTTCTGGATTGAATGACGTTAACCTTTCCAACCCTAGTAAAGCGGCAGAAAACTTAAAATCTAAAGTTGCATCGATAGCTAAATCCACACTTGATTTAATGAGTAAAACAGATTTGATTGAAGATAAGCAAAAGAAAGTGAGTTCTAAAACTGTAACCACATCTGACGGAACTATCGTTCATGATTTTGTAGATAAATCAAATATTAAAGATATAAAAACAATTGGAACAATTGGCGATTCTGTAGCTAGAGGATCACATGCGAAAACAAATTTCACCGAAATGTTAGGTAAAAAGTTAAAAGCTAAAACAACGAACCTTGCAAGGGGTGGTGCTACGATGGCTACCGTGCCAATTGGTACAGACAAAACAGAAAACAGTATATATCGTCAGGCAGAACAAATAAGAGGTGATTTAATCATAGTTCAAGGTACTGATGACGACTGGCTTCACGGTTATTGGCAAGGAGTACCGATTGGAGATAGCAAAATAGATTTAAAAACCTTTTATGGCGCTTTCTGTAGTGCTATTAACGTTATAAAAGAAAATAACCCACAAGCTAAAATATTAGTTATGACGGCTACAAGACAATGTCCTATGGATGGCACTAAAATACGCCGTAAAGACACGGATAAAAATAAATTAGGGTTAACACTTGAAGACTATGTAAATGCTCAAGTTTTGGCTTGCAGTGAATTAGACGTGCCTGTATATGATGCATATCATACAGACTATTTCAAACCTTATAATCCTGCATTTAGAAAATCCAGCATGCCTGACGGGTTACATCCGAATGAACGAGGCCATGAAGTTATTATGTATGAACTTATTAAAAATTATTATCAGTTTTATGGATAATAAAGGAGGAAAACATGAGTAATAAACTAATTACAGATTTAAGCAGAGTTTTCGATTACAGGTATGTGGATGAGAACGAATATAATTTCAAACTCATTTCAGATATGCTTACTGACTTAAATTTCTCTCTTGAATACCATAGAAACAAAGAAGTATTTGCACATGACGGAGAGCAAATTAAGTATGAACACTTACAAGTTACTAGTAGTGTCTCTGACTTTTTAACATATCTAAATGGCCGTTTTAGCAATATGATTCTAGGTCATAACGGCGACGGTATTAATGAAGTAACAGATGCACGTGTTGATAATACTGGTTATGGTCACAAAACTTTACAAGATCGTTTGTATCATGATTATTCAACACTAGATGCTTTCACTAAAAAAGTCGAGAAAGCTGTAGATGAACACTACAAAGAATATCGAGCAACTGAATATCGATTCGAACCGAAAGAGCAAGAACCAGAATTTATCACTGACTTATCGCCATATACAAATGCAGTAATGCAATCATTTTGGGTAGACCCTAGAACGAAAATTATTTATATGACGCAAGCTCGTCCAGGTAATCATTACATGTTATCTAGATTGAAGCCCAACGGACAATTTATTGATAGATTGCTTGTTAAAAACGGCGGTCACGGTACACACAATGCGTATAGATACATTGATGGAGAATTATGGATTTATTCAGCTGTATTGGACAGTAACAAAAACAACAAGTTTGTACGTTTCCAATATAGAACTGGAGAAATAACTTATGGTAATGAAATGCAAGATGTCATGCCGAATATATTTAACGACAGATATACGTCAGCGATTTATAATCCGGTAGAAAATTTAATGATTTTTAGACGTGAATATAAACCCACTGAAAGACAACTTAAGAATTCGTTGAACTTTGTTGAGGTTAGAAGTGCTGACGATATTGATAAAGGTATAGACAAAGTATTGTATCAAATGGATATACCTATGGAATACACTTCAGATACACAACCTATGCAAGGTATCACTTATGATGCAGGTATCTTATATTGGTATACAGGTGATTCAAATCCAGCTAACCCTAATTACTTACAAGGCTTCGATATCAAAACGAAAGAATTGTTATTTAAACGTCGTATCGATATAGGCGGTGTGAATAACAACTTTAAAGGAGATTTCCAAGAGGCTGAGGGTCTAGATATGTATTACGATCTAGAAACAGGACGTAAAGCACTTTTAATCGGGGTAACTATTGGACCTGGTAACAACAGACATCATTCAATTTATTCTATCGGTCAAAGAGGTGTAAACCAATTCTTGAAAAACATCGCACCTCAAGTATCAATGACTGATTCAGGCGGACGTGTTAAACCGTTACCAATACAAAACCCAGCATATCTAAGTGATATTACGGAAGTTGGTCATTACTATATCTATACGCAAGACACACAAAATGCGTTAGATTTCCCGTTACCGAAAGCGTTTAGAGATGCAGGTTGGTTCTTTGATGTACTGCCTGGACACTATAATGGTGCTCTAAGACAAGTACTTACCAGAAACAGCACAGGTAGAAATATGCTCAAATTTGAGCGTGTTATCGACATCTTTAACAAGAAAAACAACGGCTCATGGAACTTTAACCCGCAGAGTGCTGGATATTGGGAACATATTCCGAAAAGTATTACTAAGCTATCTGATTTAAAAATCGTTGGCCTAGATTTCTATATCACTACTGAAGAATCAAAACGATTTACTGATTTTCCTAAAGACTTTAAAGGTATTGCAGGTTGGGTGTTAGAGGTGAAATCAAATACACCAGGCAACACAACACAAGTATTAAGACGTAATAACTTTGCATCTGCACATCAATTTTTAGTTAGAAACTTTGGAACTGGTGGCAATAGCGGTTGGAGCATTATAAAAGGCGAGGAGGTTAAGTAATGGTAGTAGATAATTTTTCGAAAGACGATAACTTAATCGAGTTACAAACAACATCACAATATAATCCAATTATTGACACAAACATCAGTTTCTATGAATCAGATAGAGGGACTGGTGTTTTAAATTTTGCAGTAACTAAGAATAACAGACCGTTATCTATAAGTTCTGAACATGTCAAAACATCTATCGTGTTAAAAACCGATGATTATAACGTAGATAGAGGCGCTTATATTTCAGACGAATTAACGATAGTAGATGCAATTGATGGGCGTTTGCAGTATGTGATACCGAATGAATTTTTAAAACATTCGGGTAAGGTGCATGCTCAAGCATTCTTTACACAAAATGGGAGTAATAATGTTGTTGTTGAACGTCAATTTAGCTTCAATATCGAAAATGATTTAGTTAGTGGGTTTGATGGTATAACAAAGCTTGTTTATATCAAATCTATTCAAGATACTATCGAAGCTGTCGGTAAAGACTTTAACCAATTAAAGCAAAATATGGCTGATACACAAACGTTAATAGCAAAAGTGAATGATAGTGCGACAAAAGGCATTCAACAAATCGAAATCAAGCAAAACGAAGCTATACAAGCTATTACTGCGACGCAAACTAGTGCAACACAAGCTGTTACAGCTGAATTCAGTAAAATAGTTGAAAAGGAGCAAGCGATATTTGCGCGTGTCAATGAAGTTGAGAAACAAATCAATGGTGCTGACCTTGTCAAAGGTAACACAACGACAAATTGGCAAAAATCAAAAATTACTGATGATTATGGTAAAGCAATTGAATCGTCTGAACAGTCCATAGATAGCGTTTTAAGCGCAATTAATACATCTAGGATTATTCATATCACTAGCGCGACAGATGCGCCCTCGTTTAAAGATATAGGCACTTTAGAGACGCCTAAAGAAGATGGCGTTGATGATGGTTCTGAAGTTTCAGCAACTACGAATACTTTAGGGAAATCAGGCTTGTTAGTTGTCTATGTTGTTGATGATAGTACGGCACGTGCAACATGGTATCCAGACGATTCAAATGATGAGTACACAACATATAAAATCGGTGGCACATGGTATCAGTTCTATAAAAAAGTTGACGAAGAATTAACGAAGAAATTTGTTAAAGAAACATCTAACAATGCTTTAAATCAAGCTAAGCAGTATGTAGATGATAAATTCGGAACAACGAGTTGGCAACAACATAAGATGACAGAGGCGAACGGTCAATCAATACAAGTTAACTTAAACAATGCGCAAGGCGATTTAGGCTATTTAACTGCTGGTAATTACTATGCAACAAGAGTGCCGGATTTACCAGGTAGTGTTGAAAGTTATGAGGGTTATTTATCTGTATTCGTTAAAGATGAAACAAACAAATTTTTCAACTTTACGCCTGCAAACTCAAAAAAAGTTTATACACGATCAATCATAAATGGTCGATTAGACTCACAATGGACTGTACCAAATGAGTATAAAAAAGCGGTTTTATTTGATGGCGCGGCTAACGGAGTTGGTACAACACTTAACTTAACTGAATCATATCAAAACTATTCTCTTTTAGTAATATCAGGTACTTATCCCGGAGGCACTTTTGCAGAAGTCAGTTTAACATCTATGCCAAATTCCATAGTAATATCTAAAACAAATCTAGTTGATAGTGATGGCAACGGTGGTGGCTTATATGAATGTTCTGTTTCTAAAACTAGCAATACTACATTCAGAATCGACGTTGATATCCTATATGACATCGGTAAAAGTGCGGGTTCTGGTGCAAATGCAAACAAAATTACTATTAAACGTATTGAGGGGTGGAAGTAATGAAAATCACAGTAAACGATAAAAACGAAGTTATCGGATACGTTAATACTGGCGGTTTACGCAATAGTTTAGATGTAGATGATAACAATGTGCCTATCAAATTCAAAGAAGAGTTCGAACCTAGAAAGTTTGTATTCACAAACGGAGAAATTAAATACAACAATAATTTCGAAAAAGAAGATGATTTGAACACACCAGGACAACAAACTGCATCGGATTTGAGTGACGAGGAACTTCGCAGCATGGTTGCGAGTATGCAAATGCAGATGACGCAAGTGAACATGTTGACAATGAAATTGACGCAACAAAACGCTATGTTAACACAACAGTTGACCGAACTGACAACTAACAAAACAAATACTGAGGGGGACGTTTAAATGATGAAGATGATTTATCCAACTTTTAAAGACATTAAAACTTTTTATGTGTGGGGTTGCTATAAAAATGACCAAATTAAGTGGTACGTAGACATGGGTGTAATCGACAAAGAAGAATATGCATTGATCACTGGAGAAAAATATCCAGAAACAAAAGATGAAAAGTCACAGGTGTAATGCTTGTGGATTTTAATTTAACGCAAAGTAGGTGGCGTAATGTTTGGCTTTACCAAACGACACGAACAAGATTGGCGTTTAACGCGATTAGAAGAAAATGATAAGACTATGTTTGAAAAATTCGACAGAATAGAAGACAGTCTGAGAACGCAAGAAAAAATTTATGACAAGTTAGATAGAAATTTCGAAGAACTAAGACGTGACAAAGAAGAAGATGAAAAAAATAAAGAGAAAAATGCTAAAAATATTAGAGACATCAAGATGTGGATTCTAGGATTAATAGGGACGATTCTAAGTACATTTGTTATAGCCTTGTTAAAAACTATTTTTGGCATTTAAAGGAGGTGATTACCATGCTTAAAGGGATTTTAGGATATAGCTTCTGGGCGTGCTTCTGGTTTGGTAAATGTAAATAACAGTTAAGAGTCAGTGCTTCGGCACTGGCTTTTTATTTTGATTGAAATGAGGTGCATACATGGGATTACCTAATCCAAAAAACAGGAAACCTACAGCTAGTGAAGTAGTAGAGTGGGCGTTGTATATCGCTAAAAACAAAATAGCTATTGATGTACCTGGTTCTGGAATGGGAGCACAATGCTGGGATTTGCCTAATTATTTACTCGATAAATATTGGGGATTTAGAACATGGGGAAATGCTGATGCTATGGCTCAGAAATCTAATTATAGAGGTAGAGATTTCAAGATAATTAGAAATACAAAAGACTTTGTACCACAACCAGGCGACTGGGGTGTTTGGACTGGTGGTTGGGCAGGTCATGTGAACATTGTAGTAGGGCCATGCACAAAAGACTATTGGTATGGTGTGGATCAAAACTGGTATACAAATAATGCAACAGGAAGTCCGCCGTATAAAATCAAACACTCTTATCATGATGGACCAGGTGGAGGTGTTAAATATTTTGTTAGACCTCCATATCATCCAGACAAAACTACACCAGCACCTAAACCGGAAGATGATAGTGATGATAACGAAAAAAATAATAAAAAAGTTCCAATTTGGAAAGATGTAACAACTATAAAGTACACAATTTCTAGCCAAGAAGTTAATTATCCAGAATATATTTATCACTTTATAGTAGAGGGTAATCGACGACTCGAAAAACCTAAAGGGATAATGATTAGAAACGCTCAAACAATGAGCTCGGTAGAAAGTTTATATAACAGTAGAAAGAAATATAAGCAAGATGTAGAATATCCACACTTTTATGTTGATAGACATAATATTTGGGCTCCTAGAAGAGCCGTATTTGAAGTTCCTAATGAAGCTGATTATATAGTTATAGACGTATGTGAAGATTATAGTGCGAGTAAAAATGAATTTATTTTTAATGAGATTCACGCAATGGTTGTAGCTGTAGATATGATGGCCAAATATGAGATACCTCTAAGTATTGAAAATTTAAAAGTAGACGACAGCATTTGGCGTTCGATGTTGGAACATGTTAATTGGAATATGATTGACAACGGTGTTCCCCCTAAAGATAAATACGAAGCATTAGAAAAGGCATTACTTAATATATTTAAAAACAGAGAAAAATTATTAAATTCTATAACTAAGCCAACAGTAACAAAATCTAGAATAAAAGTTATGGTAGATAATAAAAACGCTGATATAGCTAATGTAAGAGACTCATCACCAACAGCCAACAATGGTTCGGCATCTAAACAACCGCAGATTATAACTGAAACGAGCTCTTATACATTCAAACAAGCACTGGATAAACAAATGGCAAGAGGTAACCCGAAAAAATCTAACGCTTGGGGCTGGGCTAATGCTACACGAGCACAAACAAGTTCAGCGATGAATGTAAAGCGTATATGGGAAAGTAACACACAATGCTACCAAATGCTTAATTTAGGCAAGTATCAAGGTGTTTCAGTTAGCGCACTTAATAAGATACTTAAAGGTAAGGGAACATTGAATAATCAAGGTAAAGCGTTCGCAGAAGCTTGTAAAAAGCACAACATTAATGAAATTTATTTAATCGCGCATGCTTTCTTAGAAAGTGGATATGGAACAAGTAACTTCGCTAACGGAAAAGATGGAGTATACAACTACTTCGGCATTGGCGCTTACGACAACAATCCTAACTACGCAATGACGTTTGCAAGGAATAAAGGTTGGACATCTCCAGCAAAAGCAATCATGGGCGGTGCTAGCTTCGTAAGAAAGGATTACATCAATAAAGGTCAAAACACATTGTACCGAATTAGATGGAATCCTAAGAATCCAGCTACCCACCAATACGCTACTGCTATAGAGTGGTGCCAACATCAAGCAAGTACAATCGCTAAGTTATATAAACAAATCGGCTTAAAAGGTATCTACTTCACAAGGGATAAATATAAATAAAGAGGTGTATAAATGTACAAAATAAAAGATGTTGAAACGAGAATAAAAAATGATGGTGTTGACTTAGGTGACATTGGCTGTCGATTTTACACTGAAGATGAAAATACAGCATCTATAAGAATAGGTATCAATGACAAACAAGGTCGTATCGATCTAAAAGCACATGGCTTAACACCTAGATTACATTTGTTTATGGAAGATGGCTCTATATTCAAAAATGAGCCCCTTATTATCGACGATGTTGTAAAAGGGTTCCTTACCTACAAAATACCTAAAAAGGTTATCAAACACGCTGGTTATGTTCGCTGTAAGCTGTTTTTAGAGAAAGAAGAAGAAAAAATACATGTCGCAAACTTTTCTTTCAATATCGTTGATAGTGGTATTGAATCTGCTGTAGCAAAAGAAATCGATGTTAAATTGGTAGATGATGCTATTACGAGAATCTTAAAAGATAACGCGACAGATTTATTGAGCAAAGACTTTAAAGAGAAAATAGATAAAGATGTCATTTCTTACATCGAAAAGAATGAAAGTAGATTTAAAGGTGCGAAAGGTGATAAAGGCGAACCGGGACAACCTGGTGCAAAAGGTGAAGCAGGTAAAAAAGGAGAACAAGGCGTACCCGGTAAAAACGGTACTGTAGTATCAATCAATCCTGACACTAAAATGTGGCAAATTGATGGTAAAGATACAAATATCAAAGCAGAACCTGAGTTATTGGACAAAATCAATATCGCAAATGTTGAAGGGTTAGAAGATAAATTGCAAGAAGTTGAAAAAAACAAAGAGGCAACTCTCAAAGACTCTAAAACGTATACAGATTCAAAAATTGCTGAACTAGTTGATAGCGCGCCTGAATCTATGAATACACTAAGAGAATTAGCAGAAGCAATACAAAACAACTCTATTTCAGAAAGTGTATTGCAACAGATTGGCTCAAAAGTTAGTACAGAAGATTTTGAGAGGTTCAAACAAACATTAAACAGTTTGTATGCAGATAAAAATCATAGTCATACAATCAAACAGATTGAAGGATTAGAAAATGCTTTATCAAGAAAATCAGACATAAATCATAATCATGACGAGAGGTATGTTTTGTCGTCTCAAGCTTTTACTAAACAACAAGCGGATAATTTATATCAACTAAAAGGCGCATCTCAACCGACGGTTAAAATTTGGACAGGAACAGAAAATGAATATAACTATATATATCAAAAAGACCCGAATACGTTATATTTAATTAAAGGGTGATGACATGGAAGCTAATTTAAAAGGTGTAAAGAAATTGGTATACAAAGGGGTTGAATACTCTAAAGTATTTGCAGGTAATACAAAAGTTTGGTCTAAACCGCCGTCTTTTGTAATTAAACCCTTACCTAAAAATAAATATCCGGATAGCATAGAAGATTCAACAGCAAAATGGACAATAAATGGAGTTGAACCTAACAAAAATTATCAGGTGACAATAGAAAATGTACGCAGCGGTATAATGAGGGTTTCGCAAACTAATTTAGGATCAAGTGATTTAGGAATATCAGGAGTCAATAGTGGAGTTGCAAGTAAAAGCATTAACTTTAGTAATCCTTCCGGGATTTTGTATGTCACTATAAGTGATGTTTATTCAGGATCTCCGACTTTGACCATCGAATAATTTTAAACGACTAATTTTTAGTCGTTTTTTTATTTTGGAAAAAAGGAGCAAACAAATGGATGCAAAAGTAATAACAAGATACATCGTATTGATCTTAGCATTAGTAAATCAATTCTTAGCGAATAAAGGTATAAGTCCGATACCAGTAGATGAAGAAAGTGTTTCATCGATTATCTTAACAGTTGTTGCTTTATATACTACATATAAAGATAATCCAACATCTCAAGAAGGGAAATGGGCGAATCAAAAATTAAAGAAATATAAAGCTGAAAGTAAATATAGAAAAGCAACAGGACAAGCACCTATTAAAGAAGTAATGACACCTACGAATATGAACGACACAAATGATTTAGGGTAGGTGGTTGATATATGTTAATGACAAAAAATCAAGCAGAAAAATGGTTTGACAATTCATTAGGGAAACAATTCAACCCAGATGGTTGGTATGGATTTCAGTGTTATGATTACGCCAATATGTTCTTTATGTTAGCGACAGGCGAAAGGCTGCAAGGTTTATATGCTTATAATATCCCGTTTGATAATAAAGCAAAGATTGAAAAATATGGTCAAATAATTAAAAACTATGACAGCTTTTTACCGCAAAAGTTGGATATTGTCGTTTTCCCGTCAAAGTATGGTGGCGGAGCTGGACACGTTGAAATTGTTGAGAGCGCAAATTTAAATACTTTCACATCATTTGGTCAAAACTGGAACGGTAAAGGTTGGACTAATGGCGTTGCGCAACCTGGTTGGGGTCCTGAAACTGTGACAAGACATGTTCATTATTATGACAATCCAATGTATTTTATTAGGTTAAACTTCCCTAACAACTTAAGCGTTGGCAATAAAGCTAAAGGTATTATTAAGCAAGCGACTACAAAAAAAGAGGCAGTAATTAAACCTAAAAAAATTATGCTTGTAGCCGGTCATGGTTATAACGATCCTGGAGCAGTAGGAAACGGAACAAACGAACGCGATTTTATACGTAAATATATAACGCCTAATATCGCTAAGTATTTAAGACATGCAGGACATGAAGTTGCATTATACGGTGGCTCAAGTCAATCACAAGATATGTATCAAGATACTGCATACGGTGTTAATGTAGGCAATAAAAAAGATTATGGCTTATATTGGGTTAAATCACAGGGGTATGACATTGTTCTAGAAATACATTTAGACGCAGCAGGAGAAAGCGCAAGTGGTGGGCATGTTATTATCTCAAGTCAATTCAATGCAGATACTATTGATAAAAGTATACAAGATGTTATTAAAAATAACTTAGGACAAATAAGAGGTGTGACACCTCGTAATGATTTACTAAATGTTAATGTATCAGCAGAAATAAATATAAATTATCGTTTATCTGAATTAGGTTTTATTACTAATAAAAATGATATGGATTGGATTAAGAAAAACTATGACTTGTATTCTAAATTAATAGCCGGTGCGATTCATGGTAAGCCTATAGGTGGTTTGGTAGCTGGTAATGTTAAAACATCAGCTAAAAACAAAAAAAATCCACCAGTGCCAGCAGGTTATACACTCGATAAGAATAATGTCCCTTATAAAAAAGAACAAGGCAATTACACAGTAGCTAATGTTAAAGGTAATAATGTAAGAGACGGTTATTCAACTAATTCAAGAATTACAGGGGTATTACCCAACAACACAACAATTACGTATGACGGTGCATATTGTATTAATGGTTATAGATGGATTACTTATATTGCTAATAGTGGACAACGTCGTTATATAGCGACAGGAGAGGTAGACAAGGCAGGTAATAGAATAAGTAGTTTTGGTAAGTTTAGCACGATTTAGTATTTACTTAGAATAAAAATTTTGCTACATTAATTATAGGGAATCTTACAGTTATTAAATAACTATTTGGATGGATGTTAATATTCCTATACACTTTTTAACATTTCTCTCAAGATTTAAATGTAGATAACAGGCAGGTACTTCGGTACTTGCCTATTTTTTATGCAAATTTAAAAAAACACTTGCTTAATAAACAATTGTTTAGTATAATTATATTTGTAGGTTAGTTGATGACTTACAAATTATGTGTAAGGAGGTGAAAAGCCTCATGCTAGACATAATAAAAACACTTCTAGAACATCAAGTATTGGCAGTACTGATAATTCCAGAAGTGTTAAAACAACTTAGAGAATGGCATCTCGGCTACCTAGACCGAAAGCCAAACAACAAAGATTAACATTATGCTTGGAGCCTGATGGCTCCTCCTTACACTTATATAATATAATATTATTTGGAGGTTTTCAATTATGACAGAACAAATGTATTTAATATTGTTTTTATTAAGCCTACCATTGTTATTATTTATCGGGAGAAAAACACATTTTTATTGTTTAGATAAAAAGAATGGACGTAGATAATATGAGTGATTATAAATTAAAAATAATTGAATTGATCAAAAGTGATATAACAGGTTACCAAATTCACAAACAAACTGGCGTAGCGCAATATGTAATTTCACAATTAAGGCAAGGAAAGCGCGAAGTAGATAACTTAACTTTAAATACAACTGAAAAACTATACAGTTACGCACGACAAGTGTTATAA